GGAACAGAGTTTGTAGCTCGTTATCCTGGTGCACTCGGTAATTCTCTTAAAGTTTCAATGTGCGATAGTGATAGACAGTTTTCTGAAACAATTACATTCGAAACTAATACTTCTTATGGTTCGACTACTGCAAACACATATGCTCTTGCAGATCTTACCTCAGCTTCTATATCGATTGCAGTCGGTAGCAACACAGCTAACGTCGTATTCGTATGGTCCGGAGACGATTTCGCTGATCGCGTAGCCAATTCTGTAGGAGCACGCGCAGTTGGATCGAACGGTGTATCAGCTAACTTTATCTCTCTAGCAACCGCAAATACATTGTTTACGAATGGTGACTCAGTATGGTATGCAAGAGGAACAGCTTCGACTGCAAATAGCATTCAAGGCCTTGCAGAAGGTACATCATATTTTGTTACTGGAGCAAATACAACCGGCTTTACTCTCTCGTTAACATCTGGTGGCGCAAACGTTGCTATCTCGAATGGTGCAGCAAACTCGACTGTTTATTTTACAAAACAAACAGAGGCTGATCTTGGTCTTACTCTTGCACAAGCTCGTCTTGCAGTGACTGCAGTCAGAGACAAAATCACTGTTGGCGACTACGTAGAAGTTGGTAATACTACTATCGGTAAGCAGAACATGAAGGTCACTTCAGAGGGCGCGCAGGCCGATGACGGTACAAACATCTACTTCAACATCGTTTTCGATTCAACTTGGAACAAGTCGACTAACTTCAGTGATACTTCACTGAAGCGTCAATGGGAATACTTCAACACTGTAGATTCTGCTCCAGGCGTATCTCAAGCAATGACAAATGCGGGACTTTCTACGAAAGACGAAGTTTCAGTTGTTGTGGTTGACGAAGACGGTCTAATCAGCGGAACACCTGGTCAAGTTCTTGAAATCTACCAAAACCTTTCGCGCGCCACAGATGCCAAGAAAGAAGATGGTACAACTAACTACTATAAGACTGCAATCAACGACTTCTCTCGTTGGATTTGGGCTACAAACGATCGCTCGGGCGCAGCTTCGAATACTCTCTCAACCGTTGCTAACTCGACCAATACGACGACTTATACGAAGTCATTCGTTCGCGGAACAGACGGAGCGACAGAAAGTACTGTATCAATGGCAGCAGTTGGCGCTGCATACGATCTCTTCGCAGATGCAAGTACAGTCGATGTTTCTCTTATTCTTCAAGGTAAAGCAATCGGAACAAACGACGTTCAGTTAGCTAACTATCTGATCGACAACATTGCAGAAGTTCGTAAGGATTGTGTAGTGTTCGTTTCTCCAGCATACTCTGACGTTGTAGGTATCGCAACAGAAAACGCACAAGCTCAGAACATCGTAGATTTCAGAAATCTTCTGCGTAATACTTCATATGCATTCCTCGATTCTGGTTACAAATATCAGTACGACAAGTATGCCGACGTATATCGTTACATTCCATTGAACGGAGATATTGCTGGTATTACTGCTCGGAGTGATAGTCTGAAAGATCCTTGGTTCTCTCCTGCTGGATTTACTCGCGGTCAAATTAAAAACCTCGTGAAGTTGGCATTCAGCCCTGGAAAAACTGAAAGAGATCTTCTATATAAGAATGATGTCAATCCAATCGTAACATTCCCAGGTCAAGGAACAGTACTCTACGGAGATAAGACTCTCCTCGGTCGTGCAAGTGCATTCGATCGTATTAACGTACGTCGCTTGTTTATTGTTCTTGAAAAGGCGATTGCAACAGCTTCAAACTCTACTCTGTTTGAATTCAATGATGACTTCACAAGATCACAGTTTGTGAATCTAGTTGAGCCATATCTTCGCGACGTTCAAGGTCGTCGTGGAATCTTTGACTTCCGCGTGGTTTGTGACGAGACGAATAACACTGCTGAAGTAATCGACAGCAACCGCTTTGTTGGAGACATCTACATCAAACCTGCTAAGTCGATCAACTTCATTCAGCTAAACTTCGTCGCCGTCAGATCTGGCGTCGAGTTCAACGAAATCGCTGGCCAGTTCTAATAAATAAAATAAACGTAGGAGGAAAGTAAATGGCTTTTAATATCAATGAAATGAGAAGCCAGCTACAATTTGGCGGTGCAAGACAAAATCTGTTCCAAGTGGATATTTCAAATCCCGCGAACAGTGATGGAGATCGAAAAACAAGATTCATGTGTCAGGCAGCTCAGCTGCCTGGCTCTGATCTTGGAGTCATTCCAGTGTTTTACTTTGGTCGTCAAATGAAGTTAGCTGGTGATAGAACATTCGCCGAATGGACAGTCACGATCATGAACGATGAAGACTTCTTGATTCGTAATGCTATGGAAGAATGGTCGAATCAGATCAATCGTCTGCAGCGCAATGTCAGAGAAATTGGTCCTGGCTATAAGTCACAAGCCACAGTGACTCAGTTTGGTAAAGATGGTACGAAGATCCGTACTTATGACTTTAACGGAATATTCCCAAGTAATATCAGCCCGATTGAACTCGATTGGTCGACGACTGATCAGATCGAACTGTTCCAGGTAACTTTCCAATATGACTATTGGTCAGTTGGTAAAGTCGGACAGACAGGCGATGCCGGCGGTGAGTAATAAGTAAAGGGTAGTTATTACCCTTACTTTTTTCGTTATTTAAATTGGAGAACCCATGGCCGAGTTATTTGGTTTTGAAATTAAAAGAAAGCAAGAAGAAAAAGCGCTTCTATCATTTGCCCCAAAACAGGACGATGATGGAGCGCTTGTTCTTGCTGAAGGTGGCGCTTACGGTCAATATGTTGATATGGAAGGTTCTATTCGAACCGAATCAGAGCTCGTCTCGAAGTATAGAGAGATGGCTCAGCATCCAGATATCGAGTTGGCAGTTGATGATATCATCAACGAAGCGGTTGTGATTGATCCAAAAAAAGAACCTGTATCTTTAAATCTCGATGATTTAGAACAACCAGACAAAGTCAAGAAACTTATCCTCGAAGAGTTTGATACAGTACTTGAACTTCTTGAATTTAATCAACACGCCTACGAAATTTTCCGTAAATGGTATGTTGATGGTAGAATATTCTATCACTTGATGATCGACGAGAAGAAGCCAAGAGAAGGCATTCAAGAACTACGCTATGTAGATCCTCGTAAGCTTCGTAAAGTCAAGACTCAGAAGAAAAGAAAAGCCGCAAAAGACTCGAACGTCATTGTTCCGATGGCAGGAGAAGAGTTCTACATCTACAATGAAAATGGTTTCGGTAAAACGCCAAGTCAACCGAATTATCAAGATCCTACTACTCAAGGTATTAAGATTGCAGTCGACTCGATTGTCAACGTATCATCTGGTCTTGTCAATGTGAAAGGTGACATGGTTCTTGGTTATCTACAAAAGGCGATTAAGCCACTCAATCAGTTAAAGGCGATGGAAGACTCATTAGTCATCTATCGTATCTCACGCGCGCCCGAACGTCGTATCTTCTACATCGACGTTGGTAACCTACCGAAAATGAAAGCTGAGCAATATCTTCGTGATGTCATGACTCGCTTTAAGAATAAGGTAGTGTACGACGCAGGAACTGGCGAAATCAGAGACGATCGTAAGCATATGACAATGCTCGAAGATTTTTGGTTGCCTCGTCGTGAAGGCGGTAAGGGTACAGAAATCACTACTCTTCCAGGAGGTCAGAACCTTGGACAGATCGACGACATCGTTTACTTTCAACGTAAGCTTTATAAAGCTCTGAACGTTCCGATTTCTCGTCTTGATCCTGAACAAGCTTTTAACTTTGGTCGTGCCACTGAAGTGACTCGAGATGAAGTCAAGTTTGCTAAATTCATTACACGACTTCGTTCAAGATTCTCAGAAGTCTTTAGTAAGATTCTCGAGAAACAATTGATTCTGAAAGGTATTATTACCTCAGAAGATTGGTCAGAATTTAAATCTAACTTTAAGTACGAATATGCTGAAGATAACCATTTCGCCGAGTTGAAAAATACTGAAATTCTTCGTGATCGTATCTCGATGCTTCGTGATGTCGATGACTATGCAGGCAAATACTATTCACACGAATGGATTCGTCGTAACGTTCTTTATCAGACAGAAGAAGATATGGAAGAGATCGACAAGCAGATTGCAGAAGAAATTGACAATCCGCAGTATGCTCCACCGGAAATAGGGCCAGATGAACAACAGTTACCTCCTGGAGACGTAGGCACTGAACCGACTCCAGCTGATGCGACTCCTTCTCCAGCCGGCAAACCGAAGGCTACTTCTATTCCAAACGTACCAGATTTGGTAGGAAAATAAATACATTATAAATAGTAAAAGAATTTTGGAGAATTTATATGGATATTGACGAACTGATTGGAGCAACCGTAGATCAACAACCGACACGGTTTGCAAACGCATTCGATGCAATTATGAGACAGAAGATTGACGCAAGACTCGAAGATGAGAGCATTGCATATGCTCAGCAGATGTTCGCCGAACCAGAAGACATCGATGACGAAGACGAAGACTCCGATGATGCCTTCGACGAAGAAGATTTTGAAATTGACGACGAAGAGTTCGAAGACGAAGATTTTAATTTAGACGATCTTGATCTTGAAGAGTTACAAGATCTTGAAGACTTAGACACAGAGGAAGATGACGACGATGGCGAAGACGCTTAAAGATTTCTTAAATGAAAGACAGCTTGGACCAATGGTCGTCAAAAATCCTGACGAGCAAAAGTTCATCGATAAACACGTAGTTGCGAAGACTGACGATCGTAACGGCAATGACGATGAACTCTTTAAGGGTTCGAAAGTCAAGATGGCCGATCGTCCGAAGCACCGTAAGGGCTACAATCCTGGCGAAGACGAAGAAGTTTATGAAGCACTGAAAGGTGCTCAGCATAAGATCGATGCCAATAAGAATGGCAAGGTTGATGCTCATGACTTCCACCTCCTTCGTAAAAAGAAAAAGGTTGCCGAAGAAGCTGAAGGTCTCGAAGAGCTTTCAACAAACACATTGAGAAGTTACAGAGCAAAAGCGAAAGATGATGCATACGACGCAGCTGATGTTGATGACGATCGTCGCCTACGTAAACGTTCAATGGGTTCGTGGGATGCTGGTAAAAAGATTCTAAAGCGCGGCGATGCTTTAAGAAAAGAAGAAGCTGAGCAGATCGACGAGATCTCAGCCGAAAAGAAAGATGCATACGCACAAAAAGCCGGTAAGCAACTTCCAGGTTTGTTTGCAAAAAGCAACAGTGCTGATGGAGCTCGCAAATACTACAATCGTAAGAACGCCGTTCGTAAAATTGCTAACGAAGAAGCCGATCAGATCGACGAGATCCTTGATACACCAGAAAAAGCTGCTGACTACAAAGCCAAAGCTGAAAAGTCATTCAAAGATAATATTTGGAAGGGTGGAGCAAAAGCCGTTCGTACTACTACAAAACGACTCTACGGTTTATCGCATCCAAAGGTTGCTGAAGAAGTAGAGATTGAAGAAAAGCTGGACATGAAGAAAGCTTCGATGGGGACCGTAGTTAAAGATTTCCAAAAGTCAGACGCTCCACAGTTTATGGGCAAATCACAGAAGAAGCGTCAAGTCATGGCAGTTGCTGCTAAGTTGACAGCAGAACGCGGTGACAAACCACTCAACAAAGAAGAGCGTCTGCTTACTAAGCTGGCTGATATTTCAGAAACACATCAGAGAACGATGGTATCGGTCTTTGAAAAACTCAACGAAGATAACCAATATGCATTTATGCAAGCTTGCGATACCGCAGATGGCATCGAGCAAATGTTGGACTTCTCAATCAGTTATAGAGGTGAATAATGGCTGTTACTATTACATCAAATAAGAAAAATACTTCTGCCGTTATTCACGTTTCTGCTGCCAATACCACGATTAAAGTGGCTGGTAATAGCATCACAACTAACGTAGATGCCACTTCTACGTGCCTTGCACTCGGCGACGAAGTACTCAGCGGAGCTTATATTACTCAAGTATTCTGGGGACTTGATGTGAACGGTACTGCTATCATCAAGCGTGGCACAACCCCAGTTGCTGTGTTCGCTGCTGCTGGATATGTCGACTATGCTGGTTCAGGTATGGCTCTCACTGTCGGTCAAACAGCCAACCTTACGGTTGAGTTTGTAGGTACCGCGAATGGTTACGTTTTACTTGAAGTACAAAAAGCTGGCACTCTTCCAACAGAATATCTCGGATAAGGTAAGAACATGAAGCTAATCACAGAAGTTGTCGAAGATCTGAAATGTATCACAGAAGCTCGTGAAGACGGGAAGAAGAACGTATACATCGAAGGTATCTTCTTGCAAGGAGGCATTAAGAACCGCAACGGTCGTATGTATCCTGTCGAAACTCTTGAAAAAGAAGTCAATCGTTACGACGAGTCTTACATTCAGAAAGGCAGAGCTCTTGGAGAATTAGGTCATCCTGATGGTCCGTCGATTAACCTCGACCGTGTATCTCATATGATCACTTCTTTGAAGAGAGAAGGCACCAATTTCGTAGGTCGTGCTAAGTTGATGGATACTCCGATGGGTAACATTGCCAAAGGACTTATCGGAGAAGGTGTCAAGCTCGGTGTTTCATCCAGAGGTATGGGTTCATTGAAGCTAAATAAAGAAGGCATTAATGAAGTTCAAGACGATTTCTATCTCGCCACAGCCGCTGATATTGTTGCAGATCCATCTGCTCCTGATGCGTTTGTCAACGGAATTATGGAAGGTGTTGAGTGGGTTT